CAGTACCTTCGCCCGATTACCCTTGAAACCGTACTGACGTTTCATAATGGCATAGGCCGACGGCGACCGACTGCGTTTCATGCCTAGCGTTTCCAATTTCAGCGCACCACAGAGCGCGAAGTATTGCATTATCCGCGTGGGGTCATTTGGCACGACAACGGACATTGTAGAATTTTCGAATTTGTAGCAGTTGGGGTCCACTTGATTGCTCCTATTGTGGTTTATACGCCAGAACATAAGGGCGCTCGTTCGGCAATGCGAACATTGCCACCTTATCGGCAGATGTTACCGGTTGCCCGCCATTGACCAGAACGAACGTGTCATTGACGTAGGGGTTGTAGGTAACCAGAACGGCTATGCCCGTAAGGGCGTCGGCATGAAACATATTGACAATATCCGACTCGGTATTGTCGTCAATTCTGGCAATCCATTCACCGGATACACCGGCGTGTACATTTTTCCGACCTTCTGACCGGACTCGTGCCTGACCGGCTTTGCCGACCAGAAACCGTGCGTCGGACATCCAAATAAACTCGGGATGCCCGATCACCTTCCCTGCTTGCCGCTCAGACCAGACACGGCGTTGCAGGTTGAAATAGACGTAGGATCGTTTCATTTTGTCGCTATCTCCTGAGTTACTTTCTTGCCGCTACCGTGCGGCGTGAAACCGATTATAGGCCGGTCTATTTTCTGACACAACCGGCATGATTGGCACGTTACTTTTGCAGACGTTTCAGCGGGGCACCTGACCACCTTCCGCCCTTCCGCCGTGTACGTCACTTTTGCGCTACCGGTAGGTAGGATAGTCACAACCGGAGCAATGCCTAGAGCGGCCAGCGCATCGACCTCAGTGACCTTATTTGACGATAGATTGATTGTAAAACCGTCACGATTAGATTCAGCGATGATTGCCGCATTGTCAGCATCAAATGGATTGTGATGGGTGTACGTGAATCCACCTTTGTCACGATTGGCACGGATCAATTGTTGAATCATGCCGTGATCATGTATTGGCAGGTCACCGGCAACATTATGCCGCCATATTCCACCTTTTGGCAGGTGACGTACTTTGGAAACGAATGTATTCCAGTCCATACCGCGTTCACCGGCAGTCACTTTGCGCCAGTGCATTCCGGTGTGCCCGTGCTTCGCATAGCACCCGTGCTCCTTGAGTGGGCAGGAATCCGGACACCAGTCTTTTGTTGAGTAGGAAACCGGCATGGCACCGGTTTTTCGATTGCTACTGTTGGGTGTGAATGCTACGTTTTGCATCATATTGTAGACCATAGATCATGGTCAAATTCACGCTCCAATTCCACTAGAGCGTCCAATACCTCACGATACATCGAACCATCTACATCTATATCGAAATGTATTACAGCATCTCTGAGTGCTATAGATCGCGATTGCCCGTCTACAATTATACTGAGTATGTATTCTGCGATGTTGCGCGGTTCCATATCCTGTATGCTCCAGACGTGTTGGGTGAGGCCTGAATATAGTGCATGCCTGTCCTGATTACAATAGGGTGGCGTGATTTATTTTCACCCGGTGTCCACCGATGGTGTGAGACTATGTTCCATCAGTCCACGCGCATACGATGTCAGACTGTCCGACGTACCATATACACTGCAATCACTCGGGTATTCGAATCGATGGTAACTCCACTATATAGTGGTAGCATGGCAACAATGAAAAATGGCTAATTTACTGGGGTTTGCTTAGTGTACTCTTAATTTCTTTTCTTATCGTAGTCTCGACTCCCTTTTAAACAGAGTCAGTACAGACAGACCCCCCCCGACCCCTTTTTAAAAATATGAAATCTATATATATTATCCCTACTCACCAGTCCGTAAATATCACTAATATAAGCAAACACTAATGGAGTTATCATGAGTAATAAAGGAAATCACCATATGGATGGGCATCAACGTAAATTGAATAAATCAGGGGGGTTGGCCTCCGATATAGCTAGTGATCCTTTAACTTTTGCGAAAAAGAAGCGTAAGAAGAAAAGTTTATTGGGAAAGGCTTTAGCAGGGATGGATAAGCCTAGACGAATAATGGAAAAATATACCCATAGTAGACCTTCATACTACAAAGGCAAGCCACAGATTAAGCGATAACATGGCAAGAACCCTTACTCCCGCAGAGTGGGCAGAACTAGAGAGGGCGCAAAGGGAGGGAGGAATTCCCAATGTTGTGCCAGATTCTTCTGTTCAAATTGAAGGGAGACAAAATCCATGGGGTGATTTACCCACCCAGCAGGAACAGGTTGACTTCAGACGAAGAACAACAGGTTACCCAAGGGGTGGACTAGGGGGTATCCTAGACAGGGTAGGAGCGGGCGTACAGGAAGAATTCGGACAAGCGAAGGATTGGGTTGGTGGACTTTTGGATAGACCAGCCGATCTGCCAGTAGGAGAGCAGCCAGAATGGATGTCTCCAGAGGATACGGAATCAGCAGAGGCTATGGAGAGAGATACAGGTGTTCCAGCCAATGCGATGCAATTCTTAACGTATTTCAATCAGGCGCTTCGCTCAGGAGGAAGGGAGGCCGCTCAGGAAGTCTTTGATAGATTCTGGCCTTATCTTACTCCTAATGAGAAGATGTCCCTGAATGAATACCTATATAACGTAAAATGACAGATATTACAGATTCAGAATCACAGGCAATATGGGATAAGCATAGAAAGGCTCCCCACATAGATACCTTTGAGGAGTTCAAGAAGAAAAAAGAACCAGAGAAAAAGGGTTGGCTCTCCCGACAACTTTCCGGTATAGGATCGTCATATGCTACCGCGCTAGAAGCTGAGGCAAGCGCTGAACCTATGTATCAAGGGATGATAGAAAATGTTCCTGCACTGGCGGCTGGTTTTGCTACACTTCCATTCCATGCATGGGGAGTTCTTGAAAATGCACTTCGCGGAAGGGGTGGAGAGGGTCAGATAGAGCATTACCCAGATATAAAGCCATCTGCTCCATTTCACCTTCCTGTAGGTACAAGTTTAATGGATACAGGGATGACACCAGAACAGCTTGCTCAAGCCGCTCAAAGTAGAGTCTACCAACCACAAAGTGAGGAAGGTCAGCAAATTCAGGAACGCATCGCACAGGGTGGTGATTTCTTAAATGAAAATATTATTCGCCCGGTTTCAAGATTTGTTGCTTCGGTAATGCCCGGAGACTATCTAGAGAATCTGGCAGATCAACTTCTATACGGTAGGCTAGTAACCCTTAACCCAAAAACCTTACTTGGAAAATCGGCAACAGCAGTGAAAGAGGGGCCAAATGTAATGCGTGATTTTGCTTCAGGGATCGAGTTATCCCGAAGAGGACAACTTGGCCCAAGAACACTGGCGGCAATGAATAGAGCGAAGGAGTTCATGGCTAAATGGGGGGAAACAGATAGAGCCTTTAGTGATATTGCTAAAAAATACGCCAATAGCAAAGACCTTAATGATATTTTAGCAACAGGGGAGTGGAACTGGTATATGGGTACTACGGGTAAGCTCATGGGTCTTGCCAAAATGCCGGTAGAGTCTATCTCCAATTTATTTAAGAAGGGCGATCCATATTACAAATATATGGAAGAAGAGATTGGAGTGTCGGCTAACTCTTTGCTGGCTATGGAGAAATTAGCTTCTCAGATAGATACAAAAAGGGCCAAGCCAACCAGTGGAATGTCTAAAGATGAGGCAACAGCTCATCGCTCTGAAATAAATGCATTAGCCAGACAATTAACACAGCAGCCTGTGTACAGTTTTCTTATTAGAAGGATGTATTCACCTGATCACCATTCTGTACAGCCGGGCAGTCAACTGCATAATTATTATAAGCAACTTTATCACGATGAGGTTGTGGGGAAACCCAGTGAAATTGTAACATCTGATACTTTTCGTCAGGCTACAGGAATGGAGCATCTGAAACCTGAGTTGCTAGATGAAATGGTTGGAATGGTTTCTGATTCATGGGGTCTACAGAAGCAACGATTCGGAAGAGATTTGAGAATTGGTGGTGTTAGGGAGTTTGAAGCTAGTGGTAATCTCCATTATACGATGCAGTTTGATAAGCAAAGGCATTATAATCATGTTAAGGATGTATGGTTAGAGGCAAGGCGAAATGCGGGAGATAATTGGAATGGCATAACTGCTAAAGATTTTATAAACCTTTTACAGAAGAAAGATTTTTATAGAGGCGGTCTAAAGGTTAAGGATTCTTCTACACCCGGCCATATTTTAATTCAATATTCAACAACAACTGGCAATGAACTTCTTGGCGGGATAAATGTTGTAGCTAGAGTAAATACAAAAGATGGCGGTGTGTTAATTTTGGGTTCTGATAAACTGGATATACTTGGCAAGGGTGCTGATATTGCTTTTGGGCTTGGTAAAAATGAAGATTTTCTAAGTGTAATTTTCAAAGATGCTTCATTTGCAAAAGCAGCAGATGATGCTATATTTCCCCACAGGGATTGGTATAGCGACACATTTTATGAGGCTCAAGCATTGATGTCAATGGCTGCTAAGGCAAGAGCTAAGGGAGGGAAGCCTGACCTATTTGAGAATGATGGTTACTGGTATGGTGGATACAGGGATGCCAATGGCAATCGTGTGACCAGATCAACAGGGCTTCGGGTTGATGATAATACTCAAACTGCAGCTAAGGGAAAAGTTGATGAATGGGCTAGGGATGCATCTGAGTCGTTTAGGAGGGAAACACAGGATATAGCAGATATTTATCCGGTGGCGTTTCGCCCGCCCACCTCTGGAAAGCCTGCGGTGATAAATCCAGCTTTCGATCCTTCTGGAAAATCATCGTCAGCATTTCCATATATACCTTGGAAGGCATATGATAGATCAAAGGCTGGTGGAGCGACAAGAGATTTATCATTATTAGGGGGTACAAGATCAGCAGCATTAGAGAGTATGGAGGATGCTCTTAGGGGTTGGACAGGACGCAAGACTGATACTTGGAGAACCGGAGAGATTCCAGAATCATATAACTTGAGGCAGCGTGAATTAGAAGATTACCTCAGTAGAATATCTTTAGCCGGTCAGGTTGCTCTACCGGGATTACTACAGGAAAGAGAATTTTGAGAACTGAGAAGCAAGAAGTATTTATAGAACAATACTGCCTCACTGGTAAGGCGGCTAGATCGGCTGAAATGGCTGGGTATTCCCATGCTAAACAGAGGGGTTATGAACTCAAGAATAAGTTCGCCAAAGAGATAGAAGAGCGCCAGCGCAAGATGATCCAAGACTGCGTACCGGGCGCATTAGCCCAATTGAATGAATTAGTACAGAACGCCGAGTCGGAGTCCGTCCGTCTGGGTGCAGTTAAGGATGTACTGGACAGAGCCGGTCTTAAACCTACTGAGAAGATTAAGCAGGAAATCTCTCATGTGGAACAATCGTCTACAGATGAACTACAGAGGGAACTAGAAGCCCTGATAGGGACTTCCGATATATCTGAAATACCAGAAGTATTGAACTAATTATGCAGTTAGAGAGGGCGCAGAGCGCCAAGCAGCCGCAATCAGCGCCCCCATCCACAAGGGTAGAACTGGAAAAAGCGGTAGAAATCGCTAGGGAGATAAGAACTAGAGAACGCTTCAACAAACTAGATTTCTACGACCCTTACCCGTACCAGAAGAATTTTCACGAAACAGGCTCAGAGGCGAACCAGCGCCTCCTCATGGCTGCTAACCGCATTGGGAAATCATATTGTGGGGCAGCGGAGCTAGCCTACCATGTAACCGGCCTCTACCCAAAGTGGTGGAATGGCCGAAGGTACACTAAACCCATTGTAGCATGGGCTGGTGGGGTTTCAAATGAAACCACCAGAGATATCGTACAATTTGAATTATTGGGTTCCCCGGATGATCCAGAGGCTTTTGGTTCTGGCGCTATACCAAGAAGCTGTATCCTAAAGACAGAACGGAAACCCGGCGTACCCAACGCCAAGAGCGTGGCACTTATTCGCCATGTCTCTGGGGGGAACTCCTCTTTATTCTTCAAAGCCTACGAGATGCAGGTGGAGAAATGGCAGGGCCGCAGCGTTGATTGTATATGGCTTGACGAAGAGCCTAGTCGTGAGTTATACTCGCAGGCTGTAACAAGGACGCTGGATAGAAGGGGGATGGTTTATATGACCTTCACCCCAGAAGCCGGAATGACTGAGACAGTAGCTTCGTTTATGAATAACCTACAGTCCGGCCAATCCCTGACCAACGCCACATGGGATGACGCTTCAGAGAAGGTCATGTCCTTGAAAGGGCAGCGCGGCCATCTGAATGAATCTGTGATGGAACAGATTCTATCCTCATATTCCCCACATGAGCGGGAGATGAGAAGATACGGAAGACCCTCAATTGGTTCAGGATTGGTATTCCCATTAGGGGAAGAAAAGGTAATGGTCGATCCAATGCGTATTGAAAATCATTGGCCCAGAATAGCAGCGATAGACTTTGGTTGGGATCACCCAACAGCAGTAGTATGGTGTGCTATTGACAGAGAAGAAGAAATGTTCTATATTTACGATTGTTATAGAGCATCTAAGGCTTCACCAGCAGTTCACGCCGAGATTATCAGGACAAGACCTCATTTCATTCCTATAGCCTACCCACATGACGGAAATCGCAGGGATAGCATGGGAAATCCCGGCTTGGCTGACCAGTATAGAAATCTGGGTTGTAATTTTATGATGGAGCATTTCACTAATCCACCTGCCTTGGGCGCTGTAAAAGGCTCAAATAGCGTAGAGGAAGGTTTAATGGCTATGTTACAATCAATAGAGGCTGGTAAATTTAAGGTATTTTCTACCCTTTCTGACTGGTTTGAAGAGTTCAGAATGTACCACAGAAAGGATAATAAGGTGGTTCCTTTGCGGGATGACCTGATGTCAGCAACACGATATGCATTTCAATCCCAACGCTTTGCTATGGCGGGTGAAGACCCAGAGTGGACTAAAGACGTTGAATACAGGAACTACGGAATTATTTAATGGCGAAAGAAAAAATCACTGAGGAAGAATTAGTAGCCAGAATCAGGGGCGAGATTACAGACGCTCTAGGTTATGGTGATACTATTTCTCGACAGCGTGAGCAGGCTATGGAGTATTACTATGGTCAGCCTTTTGGAAATGAAGTAGAAGGCAGATCACAGTTTGTAGATTCCACAGTAGCGGATACAATAGAATGGATAAAACCATCTCTAATGCGTGTGTTTGCATCTGGCGATGAAATGGTAAAATTCTCACCGCACGGCCCCGAAGATGTGCAGATGGCCGAACAAGCCACTGACTATGTGAACTATGTTTTCACAAAGGATAATCCCGGCTGGGAAATTATGTACTCATGGTTTACCGATGCCCTGCTTTCCAAGAATGGTATCGTTAAAGTATGGTGGGATGAATACGAAGACAGTCAGCGGGAAGAGTACAACGGTCTTGATGAGATGTCTTTCATGGCTCTTATCGGTAGCGACGAAGTAGAGGTTATTGAACATACCGAATATGGTGGTCAGGGAGGTTACGAAGGTGGTGGTCAAGAAGGTTATGGTCAGGAAATGGGCGGCGGATCGCTTCACGATGTCGTTATTAAGAGAAGCGCTTATAATGGCAAGATAAAGATAGAGAATGTTCCGCCATCTGAGTTCCTTATCAGTAGAGATGCTAAAAATATTCAGGATGCAAGATTCGTTTGTCATAGGGTGCAAAAGACTTTATCTGAATTAAGGGAGATGTATCCTGATGAAGATATTGGGCCGGAAGAGTTAGGTTCTGGCGAAGATGATGAGTTCTCACTCTTTGGTGAAAGGCAGGCAAGGTTTGAATTCGATGATAGTTCAAATTTTAATCTTGGTGAATCACAGACAGAAGAGGCTTTAAGGACGTATTGGCTGCATGAATCTTTCCTGAAAACAGATTATAATAATGACGGGATTGCTGAACTTAGGAAAGTTTGTTCAGTTGGGAATTATGTTCTACAGAATGATGAAATAGATTCTATTCCTTTCGTATCTATTACGCCGATAAAAATTCCGCATAAGTTTTTCGGTATGTCGGTTGCAGACTTGGTGATGGATTTACAGTTAATGAAGAGTACGCTAATGCGTAACCTCATGGATAATATGTATAACCAGAACTTCGGGCGTTATGCAGTCTTAGAGGGTCAGGCCAACCTTGATGACCTTCTTACGCAACGACCGGGCGGCGTAGTTAGGGTTAAGTCTCCTAACGCTATAATGCCGCTAACAACTCCACCTCTTGAACCTTACTCGTTCCAGATGCTCGAATATCTGGACGGGGTAAGAGAATCCAGAGCCGGTGTATCAAGAATGTCACAGGGGATGAATGAGAACGCCTTGACATCACATACCACAGCCACCGCTGTCAACGCTGTTATGACAGCCGCACAGAGTCGCGTAGAACTCATCGCCAGAAACTTTGCAGAGACTGGCGTAAAAGACTTGATGATTACGATATACGAACTCCTACTGAAGAATCAGGATAAGGAGAGAGTGGTTATGCTTAGAAACCAGTGGATTCCTGTTCGCCCAGACGCATGGAACGATAAGGCTGATTGTACTGTATCTGTTGCTTTAGGTCAGGGTAATAAAGACCAGCAGATGATGCATATTTCTCAGATGATTAATTTTGCATCGCAGGCAATGTCAGGTGGTTTAAGAATCGTAAACGAACAGAATATGTATAATCTTGGCGCATCACTTGTGAAAGCAATGGGATTCCAGAATGTGAGCGATTTTATGACTGATCCTTCACAGATTCCTCCATCGGGGCCGTCGTCAGAAGAACAGTCGATGCAGATGGAAGCGCAGATAAAGCAGAAGGAGCTAGAGATTAAGGCTGCTGAGGTACAAATCAAGGCCCAGAAAGTTCAGCAAGATGCACAGGAAGCGCAAGTTGATGCACAACTGAAGATGGCAGAACTTCAACTGGAACGTGAACAAAAACGAGCAGTAGCAATAGGAGCAACTTAATGCCGATTAGAAAAAGCCCGAAGGGTCATTTTATCGCCACTTATGGCGGGAAGATTAAAACATTCAAAACAAGAGCAGCCGCTGAAAAGTGGGCTAGTCAGTTTGAAGTAGCAAAGGTGTCTCGCGGAAGAAGGGGTAGAAAAGCGCCGACACCGAAAATAACTGATTATAATGTCTGACGAATATCGGGAGGAGAAAGCAAAGAACCTCCTAAGTAACGAGCTGTTTAACGAAGCATTTGAAGTATTGAGAAAAGATTTAATGATCCGGTGGGAAGCCAGCGGTTCGACAGAGTTGGAAGCCAGAGAATCAATCTGGCTTGCGATGAGACTGCTTGACAAACTTTATGGTCATATAACATCCATAGTTGAAACTGGACACATGAATAAAGTTCTGGAAAAGCAACACCCATTCATCTAAGAGGAATAAATTATGGCGGATAAGCAAGTAGCCCCGCAAGAAGTACAAGCGCAACCCGGAAGTATAATGGAAGCGCAAGAGGTATTACTCGGCCTGATGGAATCCGAAGAGGAGAAACCAGAAGCTGAGGAAGCCACACCTACGGAAGAGGAAGAGTCCACTGAGGAAACTCAAGACGAATCATTGGAAGAGGAATCTGAAGAGGAGGCTGAGGAGGAATCCGAAGAGGAATCTGAAGAGTCTGACGAAGAAGTTGAAGAGGAACTTTTATATGCTGTCACCGTAAATGGTGAGGAGCAGGAAGTAAGCCTTGAAGAACTTATGAAAGGCTATTCACGCCAGTCAGATTATACCCGCAAGACGCAAGAGCTGTCTAACGATAGAAAGGGCATGGAAGAACTTCAACAGAAGTATAACTCCGAAATGGCCCAGATTCAGACAGAGCGTCAGCAGTACACTGAGTACCTAAACCAGATCGTAGAGAAATCTATGGGTGGTCTGGATAAATATGCTAATTTGGATTGGGATCGACTAAAAGAATCTGATCCAATAGAGTATATTACTAAGAGGGAAGAATATCGAGAGGCTCAGGAGAAGATTCAATCCATGCGTAATGAGCAAGCTGTTGCTCAACAAAAGCAAGCAGAGGAAACGAAACAACTCCATGCCAGCATGGTATTTGAGGAACATAAGAAACTTGTTTCCGCTATGCCAGAGTGGGGAGAGCCGGAAAAGCAGAAGGAACTGGCTGCTGATGTGCGAAAGTATGCACTAGGTCAGGGGTTTTCTGAAGAAGAGTTAAGTTCTCTCGTAGATCACCGATCTGTTCTGGTCTTGATGAAAGCGGCAAAATTCGATGCTATGGATAATGCCGATATCAAGTCTAAGAAACTAAAGAATAAACCTAAAGTAATTCGATCAGGTAAGGGAAAGACCAAGGGAGAAAACTCCAAGTCTAAACGTGCTGCAAAAATGAAGCGTCTTCAAAGTTCAGGCCATGTCGATGATGCGGCCTCTATTTTGGAAGATATGTTTAATTCCTAATAAGGAGAATAACAAATGGCAATTGCAACAAATACGTCGCTGACTTATTCGTCAGTAGCGATTCGGGAAGCATTGTCAGATGTGATTTACAATATCGCTCCTATGGATACACCCTTCATGTCAGGTTGTGCTAAACAAAGTATTGATAATACTTTCTTTGAATGGCAAACTGATACGATTACCGCTGGTGCGGCTAATCGTAAAATTGAAGGCGATGACAGTATTGCTGCCACCGCCCGTGTGCTTCCAACGCGACTTGGAAATTACGCCCAGATATCACAATATGTAAACCAGACATCTGGAACTGACGATGCGGTTAATTACGCCGGTCACGGCAAACACCAAGCCTATCAATTGGCTAAGAACGGCAAGCGCATGAAGCGCGATATGGAAGGTATGTTACTCCAGAATATCGTTCGTGCTGCCGGTAACTCAACCACAGCTAGAGCAACGGCTGGTGTTCCTGCTTGGCTTGCTACCAACTACGTATCTATGAATCCAACGTCCGGTTCTCCGGCTGCTGGTGCAACGGGTACGACTGCGATGACTGAAGCTACTGCTACTGCTTCTATTACAGAAGCTGGTATTAAGAACGTCATCAAAGACTGCTACGATGCTGGTGGTAATCCTGACTTGATCTTAGCCCCGTCTGCTATTAAACAGGCGATCTCTGATCTGGCACAGTCCGTATCATCTCTTCGTACTAACACGAAGGGTGATGCACCCGCGCACGTTGTGGCCGCTGTTGACGTTTACGTCAGCGATTTTGGTACGTTCAGAATCGTAGCGGATCGTAACGTAAATAGCACGGAACACGTTTTCTTTTTGGATATGGACTTTTGGGCCATCGGTTGGCTCCGTCCTTTCCAGACTGTCGAACTTGCTAAGACTGGTGATGCTCATAAGCAGCTTTTGGTTGCTGAGTATGGCTTAGTCGCCAAGAACGAGAAGTCAAGCGGTATCCTTGCTGACGCTAAGGCGTAATAAGTATAGGGGGCGGGGAAACTCGCCCCCATCTTATGCAAGAATTAGAAACTAACTGTCCTAATATTCAGGACGAATACGGCGGGAAGGTAATATTCCCATTCGGGCCGTGCATCTATCAGAACTTTATCTCTGATGATCTAAGAGAGTCTCTTCTTGAGGAAGGAAAGAGAATCAGAAATGAAGACCATGACTATGGTAAAAGACTGGCCGGTAATATGTATTTCGGCGGGTCTTATGATTATGGAAATGAATACATTGTAAGGGTATTCCCAGAATTTCTGAAGATTCTGTTCCAGTGGTTTGATTTCATGGTTTACCATTATGATGGTGGACGAGTAAACTTTGCGCCGGGTAAGGAAGATTTAGAGATCAATCTGGATACTCTCTGGATAAACTTCCAAAAGCGGTACGATCATAATCCACCGCACCAACATCACGGCATTGTTTCCTTTG